CAGACGGCGCTCAACGGCAAACAGGATGCTGACGCCGACATCCCCACGGTCAGCGCCAGCCAGGCTGAAATGGAGGCGGGGACGGAAACCGCGTTGCGGTCCATGAGTCCGCTGAGGGTTCGTCAAGCCATTTTGGCGACCAGTTTCAACTCACAGGCCAATCCCAATGATATTGGCGTGGCGGGTGCGGCGGGCTTTGGCGTGGGGATTTGCCCCGGCCCATTACCCGCAGGCGTGACACCGGTCAGTGCCGGGACGTTCTCGCCTTATGATCCGGATTACGGCAATTACCAGTACACCGATGGGTCGGTGATGGTCTGGGTGCCCGCGTTCTTCTATAAGTGGACCAGCACCAACGTACTCGACATCAAGAAGTATTCGACTTACGCCAGCGTCGCGGCAGCCAACAGCGCCGGGTATGCCCTCCATCGCGCTTTCTATGACGGCAGCGAGCAGAAGGGCTTCTTCATGGACAAGTACCTCTGCTCGAACAACGGCGGGGTATTCAGTTCCATCCGTCATCGCATTCCGTGTGACACAGATGGCTCGCAGTCCGGCATCGCCGCACTGACGGGCGTCGGCACCAATAATTACGGCTTCATCCAGAAGGCGGCAACACAGCGGGGCGGCAGCTTCCACTCCGCGTCGATCTTCATGCACAAGGCGCTGGCGCTATTGAGCTTGGCGCAGGCCCAAGCCTCCAGCAATACCACCTACTGCGCGTGGTACGACGCCACCAACAATTTCCCCAAGGGCTGCAACAACAACGCGCTGGGTGATGTCAATGACGGTACCTTGAGCTTTATCAGTGCCGGTCATGGTTCGTTCCCCAACAAGCCATTAGCCGGGTCGGCCAATCTGTTTGCCAAGACCACCCACAACGGTCAGGTGTGCGGCGTCTGCGATCTCAACGGCTCCATGTGGGAAGTGGCGTTTGGCCTGACTTCTGACGGGACCAACTATTACGCGCTGAAGACTAGCAAGCGATTGCGCGATCTGATTGGCACCGATGCCAGCAGTAGCACCAGCCTGTTTGGTTCCAGCGGCATTTCGACCAACTACGACAGCCTGGGCGCGACCATCGGCCAAGCGACCGGCTCTAACACCTTCAAGACCTTCGGCAGCGCCTCGCAAGTGCTGTCCACGGATACCACTGGCAACAACTGGCAAGCGGCCGGCGCGGGCATTCCGATTGCGGTCGGGGGCAGCAATGCGTTCGGCAATGACGGCTTCTGGGATTATCGACCCAACGAAATGTGCCCGGGTGTCGGTGCGAATTGGGGCAACGGTTCGGGTGCGGGGGTGTGGGCGTTGGGTCTCGCCGATGGCCGGGGTAGCGCGCACAACTTCGTGGGCGGCCGGGCGGCCTTGTACCTTTGATTGGCCCGAGCGGTAGCGATGGGCCTTCACGATGAAGCGAAACTGGACCGCAAGTTTGTTGAGCTGGCGAAGCTGATGAACATTTATCTCAACCATTTTCCCCGGCATGAGAAATACGCGCTGTCGCAAGACATTCGGCGAACGGCGTATGCCATGTACGGCTATATCGTGGAGGCCCAGAAACGCTACCACAAGAAAACGGCGCTGACGCACTTGGATGTGACGCATGAGCAACTGCGCATGTTGGTCAATCTGGCCCATGCGTTGGGGTATTTCGCGTTCAAGGATGGGGCGCGGACCGACCGCCCAGAGTCAACGGCGGAGCATCGCTATCTGGCGATTTCTCGACTGATTGATGAGCTGGGAAAAATGATTGGCGGCTGGATCGTTGCCAATCGAGCAGTGCAGGAGGCGTCTTAACATGTGCCCGATTGTCAGTGCGAATTGGAACAACAGTTCGAATGCAGGGGTGTGGGCGTTGAATCTCAACAATGTCCGGAGTAACGCGAACAACAATGTGGGCGGCCGGGCGGACTCGGGATCACTTCGTATCCGGCAACGGAAGGGTGGAACCAAGGGAGGCGCTTTCTGGCGTTCCGGGCAACCGGGCGCGAAATCCATCTTCATCCGCTCTTCTGGTAGGGCCATGCGCCTCGAAGGTCGGGCGGCATGAAACGACACGGTTTTCTTTACGAGCGGGCCTTCAGCTACGAAAACCTGCTGGCGGCTTACCATGACGCGGCTCGACACAAGGCGGGCAAGCGCGGCTGCTTTGAATTTACCCGTCGCCTGTCCAGCCATTTGGATGCACTGCATCAGGCATTGCAAGACGGTAACTACCAACCCCAGGCTTATCACACCTTCATGGTGTACGAACCCAAGCAGCGCCAGATATACGCACCGGCCTTTGCTGATCTGGTGGTCCAACACGCCATTTATCGGGTGATTGATCCGATCTTTAACCCGACGATGATCGAGCAGTCCTACGCCTGCCGGGTCGGCTATGGCACGCACAAGGCAGCGGACTATGCCCAGCGGGCATTACGCGCTTCGCGGCCTGATTCCTACACCTTGAAGCTGGATATTCGGAAGTTCTTTTATCGCATTGACCGGGCTATTCTCCGGCAGCAGCTTGAACGCAAGATCAAGGATCAGCGTTTCGTGGATTTGCTGATGGTGTTTGCCGATCATGGTGAGCCGGCGGGCATCCCGATTGGCAATTTGCTGAGCCAGCTTTACGCGCTGATCTATCTCAGCCCACTCGACCATTTCATCAAACGCGAATTGAAGGTGACGCGCTATTGCCGCTATGTCGACGACTTAATTCTGTTTGACCTGACCCCCGCGCAAGCCACCGAATACAAAGACCGCATCGTGGATTTTCTGCACGATGAGCTGCGCCTTGAGTTATCCAAATTCACGCGGGCACCCAGACAGCGCGGCATTAACTTTGTGGGCTATCGCACCTGGGCCAGCAAGCGGTTTATCCGCAAGCATAGCCTGTTCAAGTTCAGCCGTGCCGCCAAGGCTGGGCAGCTGGAATCCATCACCTCCATCCTCGGTCATGCGCGCCGAACCTGGAGCCTCAAGCATTTAGTCACCTCTTTGAGAGACCACCATCATGGCCTTTATTGTCAGCTACCAAAAATTTATCGACTCTCTGCGCACGGTTGAGCTGCGCCTACCGGAAGGCGACAGCGTGCAGCGTATCGGCACCGAGCTGTGCACGCTGAAGGATGGCCTGACCTATGTCAGCTTACCCGAAGGCGTTGAGCTTCCCGCCAATCAGCCACCGGAAATCGCGGACACCATCACTGACCCGGTGACTGTCACAGAGGATCTGCGCTACCAGATTTTTGGCGAATCTCCGCATTGTCGATTGATTGCTGATCGAGTCATCCAACGCATCCGAGAGAGATATCCATTGGATGATGAGCTGTTCCTGAATCGCATCGCTACCGGTGTGCTGGCTGGATTGTATGAGTACCAAGACGGGGAAGAAGCCGAGGTGCTGGCCTTCGGCACTTGGGCGGAGGAGTGCCGGCAATGGGGCAGGGCGCAAAGGGCGGCGTTGGGGTTGTAAGCGATGTCTTTCTACCTCCTTCTTGAAACCTCTGACCGGCTTCTGACCGAGAATGGCGACCGCATTCTGCTGGAACAAGCACCAGCGGATAAGGCGTATTTCGTCCGTCGATTCACCAACATTTTCTTGGCTGAAATTGAGGCGTATGACCCGGCGACGGAAACCACCAAGACCTGGCTATTCGCCAGCGGGTCTGGTTTCGACAAGGAAGGGGATTTCTACGTCCCGCGCATGGAGAATCCGGCCACCTTCAGCCGGTCCATGTCGGGTATTTCTGGCAGAACTGGGCAGTCATTCGGTGAACTCACCCTCTTAAATCCTGACAACGCCATTGCAGCATTGGGAGAGGACTTTTTCGACGGGCGCACCCTGACGCTGAAATGGGGTGATCGGGACGGGACGTATGCCAGCTTCCAGACGATCCTGACGGCCACCATCGAGACGCTGGGCATCGAGAAGGACCGCCTGAGCTTTCGCTTGCGCGACAAGGCCATCACGCTGGACCAGCCGTTTGCGACGGTGAAGTACGCCGGAAACAACGCCTTGCCTCTGGGCGTGGAAGGCACGGCGGATGACATCAAGGATCAGATAAAGCCACGCATTTTTGGCCGCATTGCCTTGATGCAGCCGGTCTTGGTCAACACCTCAAAGCTGATTTATCAAGTCAACGAGCAGGCGGTGGATGCCGTGCTGAACTGCTTCGATGGCGGGGCATATCTGACCAAGGCCACAGACTACAACAGCCTGTCGGACCTCTACGCCTTCGACCCACCCGCAGGCCAGTGGCGGGCGTTTCCCCCGCTGGGGCTGATTCGGTTGGGGTCCACGCCCATTAACACGCTGTCCGTCAGTGTCGTTGAGAAATGGGATCACCTCCAGAATACGGCGGCGGGCTTGATCCAGAGGATTCTCACCGAGAAGGGTGTCACCAACTGGGTAGCCGCTGACTTCACCACGCTCAACCAGAAGAACGCGGGCAGCATCGGCATTGTCGTCGAAGGCGAAGAAACCACCGCCAGTCTGCTGGATCGCATCTGCGCCAGTGTCGGCGCCTGGTGGGGATTCGACGCACTGGGGCGGTTCCGCGTAGCGCGGTTTGAAGCGCCAACAGGATCGCCCGTGGCAACTCTGACCGACGATCTCATTATCGATGCCGAG